CTGGATAAAATTTCTTTCGTCGGCTTGTTTTTGAATCAAAACAGAACAGTAGGTTTCTAGTTCTGAATTTATCTTGTAACCCAATCAAGTCTTTCAGAAACCCATATATGATTGTGGTTGGAGTCCCCATATAACTCAAATCATTTCCCATCGCATAACGGGTACGATAGCACAAGTATTTAACATCAAGAATTAGATAGGTTTTACACATGTTTCTTGTTCTCATCTCTTTTTAATGTCTTTGACATACCCCATTTCCGTTTGTATTTACGATTAGATTCATGCTGCAATCGTCGTTTTGTTTTTATCATTCTTTTCTTTTCAACACTTGTCATGATTTCTCCTCTTCTGAAGAAACGTATTCTGGGAATCCACAAAGTTTTCTCATGCAATACGTTAGTGCATCTTGAAAAACGACTACAGACTCAATAGTCTGAAAAGTTAGATATACTTCCCCTGGCTCAGGATAATGTGGATTGGATAGTTTAGACGGAAACTCTCCTATCTTGTGTGTCCCTTTGGCATCTCGCAAGAGAATCCCTGGCTTATCATCATCATCATAAGTACTTACAGCAATTCCTCCTGTTCCAAAATTAATCTGTAGGGGATCTGGTAATGATTTCATATCTTTCTTTTCGATACTTGTCATGATTTCTCCTTCTCTTTATTCACTTGCCAGTATCCCAGGGCCACCAGGCAGCAGGCGATGCGTTCCTTAAACGGAGCATCAAACCACCAAGATGTCATATCGGGCCAGGCCACGTTTTTCATCGTGTGATACACCGCACGAAATAGATTTGCGCGACCATTTATCGTCGCCTTCTTGCGTAAGGCTTCTGCCACGTCCGCGAGGCTGTCCGTGATTATCGGCGGGACCTGGCAGGATTTTCTCGTCGGCGGCTTGACACATGTTTGTGTCCGGTCACAATAGATACATTGCCATGTTGCGGCATGAGCTGTTATCCTATTCTTCGTGTAATGAAATGTCTTCACCCCATATTCATGCGGCCACGGCTTCGGCACGAACACGCCCGTCCGCGAGACCTCGACCATGAACTTATCGGGCGGGAGCTTGAGCATCTCTGGGGCGTCAGGGAGCTGGTTAGCGGTCATCAGGGATCTCCTCTTCTTGCGTTTTCCAACAGCGACAATACTCACCTTCATGTTCATACATAAAAGATTGTGCAGGACGTATGGCGTCTGGCAACTTGTTTTTGAAAAGCCATCCACATTCTCCCCTATTAGCTCCTTCATGTATAAGTTTGTAATAGTCACAATTTTTACATATATGATCTGACATGTTATACTCCGTATTTAAATTTACGCTCTATCGTACACTGCTCTTCCACCTTTTCCCATGTATTCGCTACTATTTCTATGAGATCCTTTTCCATCTCATGTTTTTCGATGTAACTAATCAGTTTCTCTTTCGCCAGATTTTTTTCAAACTCGTTAGCTCCAATTCTCTTACGCTTTACTTCCCAATGCAATTCTTCTACTAAAAAGTCAACACAACTACCAATATCATCAATCCCAACACTATCATAAATTGGAACTGTGATAGTGCGATCTTTCCCAGTCATTCGATTCTTTTTCACACGAACCTTGCAGTAATTACCCAACATTCTCTTCTTCGTCTTTTTACTGTCCCCAACTTTGATTGTTTTTATAATCTTCCCTTTTACAGAACTGCTAAACTCCAAACAAGCGTAAAAGGATGGAGCATGTCCACCACTTCGGGTCTTCACTGGTTGCCCATATCCTGATTTCAAGTTATCTCGCGTTTGATTGATAACAATCAAGATGCTTTTATTCTTCTTCAATGGTGTGAGAAGTTTTCTTAGATCCTGTGAATTGATCTTCGCTTTCCCATCTACCATCGTTCCACTTATTTTTTTGTTCTTTCTTGCAGCGTTCTTTCGTTCTGCGAATTTCTGCAATTCTTGTTGAGAAGTCAAAGAGTCCATACTATCAAGAATGTAAATAAATGGTTTATCTGCTAATAAAGCGTCGTCTACATTGAAATAAAAGTCTTCTAAGGTGTAGGATGCTACGGGTTTCTTTCTTACAACTCTAGGGGCTTCGATGCGTTTGGCAGTTCGTTTCCCAAAGAACCGCTCGATGTTCATCAAAGCCCCTTCCTCTCCATTATCAAAAATAAAGCGATAGTCATCAAAATTTTTGTTAATGGAAGCCTCGGCGAGACACGTTAAACTCAACCATGTTTTACCACTTTGTGTATCCCCCACAAAATAGTAGTAATGTCCTTTTGCAAATCCCCAATAAGGATTACCACTAATGGCTAAGTTTAATAAGGTACTACCTGTACTGACATAATCGTTTGTGGTAAGAGGTACAATTGGTGTTTTCTTTAGCAATTGCTTTTTGATCTCTTTTGTTTTCATATCGCCTCGAAAAAAACCCTGGCACATACTAAACTTACACAAGTTTTTCTGCACCAGGGCCTCCAAAGGAGTCAATCACATGTAGAAATGTTACTTCTTCTTCCCTGCTGGACGTCCTCGTTTCTTCGGAGCAGGCTCGTCTTCGTCTTCATCCTCCTCGTCGTCATCTTCGGAATCGTCGTCGTCATCTTCGTCGTCATCTTCGGAATCGTCGTCGTCGTCTTCATCGTCTTCGTCGTCATCTTCGGAATCGTCTTCATCGTCTTCGTCGTCATCTTCGGAATCGTCTTCGTCGTCATCTTCGGAATCGTCTTCGTCGTCATCTTCGGAATCGTCGTCGTCGTCTTCATCCTCGTCTTCGTCTTCATCCTTCTTCTTTGTAGCCTTCTTTGCTGCCTTCTTCTTAGCTGCTTTCTTTGCAGGCTTCTCTTCCTCGTCTTCCAAAGCCTCTTTCACTACTGTAAGTACAGCCGCTCGCAAGGTATCAACATCATCGATCTCATCCAAATCGATCTCATCCTCTAGATCATTTATTACAACAAACTTGCGAAGTTCCTTCTCCGACATCTTTTGTAGCTTCTTCACATCAGATTCCTTAAATGTTTTGGTTTTTGTTTCGTCGTCTTCTTCCATGCCCATTACGATCTTTTTCTGTTCTGTGTAAGTTGGCTCCTTAATCAAGTCATCCAAACAATGTACTTTCTTTTCAATGTCATCTGGATCATAATCTTTACGTGTCTTAAACTCAATCCCTGCTACAGACCTCCCATATGTCTTATCGTCTTCAATATCACACTTGAGACTTAACCCACCCTCCCAATCTGCAAAATCGTGATAGTTGTCTTCTTCATCTTCATTCTGAATTTTCAACTCCAACAGTTTTCCAAAGTTATACCACGATACCTCCCAAATCTGAACACCAGCTTTAACATCCTTTCTATCAATGATGTTCATAATTTGACGTTCTTTGGGGAGTAGCTTTTTGATGAAATCAGCATCAGCGTCAGGATCTCTTCCTAATTTTGCTGTGTAGTCACATCCAGCACATTTTTTTCCAAATGTTCTCGATGTGCAAACAAAAGACTGTTTTCCGTCAGCACCAAATCCTTTATGAATCCAATATCTTCGTTCGTAATAATACGAACCTTCATCAGCCTTAGGATTTCCCTTTCCAACACAGTAATTCAAAATGTCTACTCTTTTGGGTTCAGCGTCTTTGAGATACCACAACATAGTATTGGCAGGAAGAGATAGACTTGATGGTTCAAATGCTCTCCTTTCTGTCGCTGCTCGTTTGACGTTAGAGCCGCCACTTCCACGTTTCTGTCTGTTTTCTCGTTTGTCTCTCTTTTTGCTCACCGAACATTCTCCTTAAATATCATTCATAGTTCTGTTGTCAATTGTTATGTCTGGTCGTGTTGGTTTTTTTGAACGAAGAAGAGGACTTTGAAAGCCATTTTCTGCAAGTTTCTTTCCTCTAAACCATCCAAACGCCCCCCATTTACTACAAAAGAAAATGACAAAGGGTGCTAATACCATTAGCAAAAGTAAATAACATAGATTCATTCTTATTTTTCCTTCCTGCACTTTCGAGCTACTTTATCAGACCTCTCTTTTTCCAATCTCTCTCTCCCTTCTGAATCTGATCTTGGTGTAGAGAAATAGTTCTGACCATGTAGCTTCACAAGATTTTCTAAAGACGATCTCTTGTGATCTAATGCTCCTGTCATTGCATACAACAAATTGACTTTGTATTGAGCGGAGTGAACTTTCTTTTGAGCCCTCATATATTCATCTTGCATAATGACTGTAGAGACAATAACTGTTTCTGTTATTTTCTCTGGCAGGTCGTATAAGGATGGATCCGAACGAATCAAACCATCTAATGTTGCTTTGATTGTTTTGAATGTAGCATCAGCCTCATCAAGATTAAGTCTAGCATTAGCCAACTCAGATGCATATTTAATATAGAGACGTGGCTGCTTGCAGAATTCTTTGTCCAAATCATTTTGATCGATGTCTAAGACAGATTCGTCCAAAGACTCTCTAATTTCTTCTTTCACTTTCTTTGTATGCTTTTTGCTTTTGGACTTCTTTGTTCTCTTGGTCATTGGAAATCTCCTTTGGTTTTGCTTGAATACAGTTCTATTATATTATCGTCATTTCCAGCAATTTTACTCGAAAAAAATTCGTTTTTTCGTCTTTTAATTGCGTTTTTAATACGTCTAGCAAGCCCCTCAAGCGACGATCTCACTCAGAGAGTATCATAGCTGCCCCTCTTCTTTTTTCTTCGTCTTTACTTGTTTGAGAAGGAGGTATAACATTTGGTTTTTCAATATCAGGTTTGGGTTTATAGCCTCCTCTTTTTACATGTCCCTCATTAATAATTCTCTCTGTCATATCTAACCTCCATTGATAATTTCATAACAACACGAAACTAATCCTGCTGCTTTACAATCATACCAGTTATCTCTAAATACTTGAATAATTTGAAAAGCTCTGTCATCTTTACGTCCATTAAGCAAAATTGCTTTTGCATATCCAAGTATCATCCATCGCATCCCTTCAGCATCTTCTTTTTGTGTCTCTTTCAATACCTTAGCCATTTGTATCCATGTTGTGCGTGGATTAACTAATGTACGTGCAATTTGAATGGCGGCTGCTTCGACAGAGGCTTCACTGATGGCTTCTAATTGATCTTTCTCTTTATCCAATAAAGCAATCTTGTCTAAGAACACCAATGCATTTCTTGCTGAATCATCTGACAATGAAACAATTTTGTCTGATACTGTTTTGGATATTTTTATCTTCTCTTTTGTGCATACACGTTTAATTATCTCATTGATGGAATCAGATGTAAGTGGTTTAATTGGGTATATTGTTGCACGGGAACGGATAGTAGCTATTAGTTTTTGTGGGTCTGTTGTGCAGAGGATGAAGTAAACATGAGAAGGGGTATCCTCAAGAATCTTGAGAAAAGCATTTGAAGCCTCTCCTGTCAACATATGACATTCATCCATCAACCATATTCTAGTCTTACCTTTCATAGGGAGAATATGTGCTTTGTGTTCTATATCACGAATGGTATCAACACCACGTTTGTTTGCGCAATTTAACTCTACAAAATCCCACTTGCTGCATTTCAACTCTTTACGAATGATTCTGCCAATAGAAGTTTTGCCGGTACCTTTAGGGCCACACAATAAGATTGTGTGGGGGAGTCGATTAGCTTCTAGCATTTTTTGTAGTGGGTTTGTTGCTTGATCCTGTCCGATTACTCCAGAGAAACTTTTCGGTCGATGTTTCTTGTATAATTCTGACATGTGTTTCTATCCTTTCTTCTCTGGTACGAGTTTGGTAATGACAACTTGCTCTGGATCAAAAATGATTTCGTGCCTAGTCAGACTTATACCATGCTTATCAATATTGCAGATGATCCCAACATAAGAATTATTTTCAAATTGAATTTCAACTCGATTTCCAATCTCCAATTGCATTTCTATAATGTCTTTTGTCGGTGTTATTTGATGTCTTACTTTTTTTGGTAGATTATCTTTTGCTGTGTCAATATGTGTCCATTCTCCACACCACATGTTATTATCAACAGCAGGCCAAACAGAATAGCAAGTTACAAGACCATCTTGTCGTTCTGCTTCTTTTATCTCTGGTGGGGAAATATGACACTCTAATTGTAATTCTTTATTTATGGCTGAATGAGAGTACCAACAATTAGCACAACATAATTCTACATCACCTATGGTTTTCACAATGTCCTCATATCTAACTTTGATTTCTTATACCATGATTCTCCCACAGGAGCAACTTCACAGTCTGCTTCAATAGGAACGATGATCCACTTCCAATGCTTTCTCAATTCTTTTGTCATGATGTTATAGGCAATCTCCACATAATCTTTCAATTCACCTTTTGCAATGTCAGATAAAACACTGTCATGTATCTGACCAATCAAAACAGTTTTCATCTTGTATTTCTTGATAGCTTTTTGAATTTTAATCAAACACCACAGAAGACAATGAAATGCGGATCCCTGAACCGGATAAT